CGGAATGCCGATATTCCCTGCATTTTCAAGTATGCTTATACCCTCGTTCGCTATGTAAAAGCCGATTACAGCACTGCGGCAAACCGAGCCGCCTCCGAGAACATGAGTATCGAGAATATGCCCGACTGCAACTAATATTAAAATAAACACTTTCTTCGCAATGCCTTTAAATCCGACCTCCGAGGACAGTTCCTTGTGCAGCCATGCTACATCAAGTCCGGTAATATAGTCCATTGCCATAAACGCTATAAGTGCGTAGAGCAGACCGTCAAGCCTGCCCCACATAAAACCGCATGCTCCAAACACGCACGCTGATATTGTTTGTATTAATTTTTCCATGTTTGCCTCCTGAATTATACTTCAATAATATCAAAGTAATTTTTGTCATCAAAGCCTGACGGAACGCCGTTTTTAACAGCCTCCCAGATAGAAGCTCCGTCAGTATACCATAGTTCTTTAGTTACCTCCATTCCTTTTTGATATTGAACAGGATTCAGATGATCGCCCTCAGGAACGACTGCTGTTTCGTCTTTTACTAAAGTGAAACAGCCGTTGCTGTCAGGAACAATCTCATATCCTGATTTGCTAATTGTCTGTTCAAGCTCTTTGATTTTTGCATCCTGTTCTTCAATTGTTTTGTTTTTTTCAATGATGTCCGTATAAACTGCTTGAAGCTGTTCAAACTTTCTGCAAAATTCTTCTGAATTCATTCTATTTCCTCCATGACGTCAAACAGCTGTGATGTCAGCTGCTGTTCTGATTGAGCGTATGATTTTGATGTGGTATAAGTCACACTAACATTGCTCGGCTGTACAGTCGTGTCAACAGACAGCGTTGCTGATGCGGACTTTATTGTTTTTATGTTTGTTCTCGAAATTGTTTCTGTTGCCGATTCAATCGGATATATTACTTCGACATTGTTAGATGCCAGCCATGCTTTAAACTCGTCAACAGTTGATATATCATTATTAAAAATATATAAGCCTGTATTTATGCTGTTAATGTATATTCCATGATTTGCATTTCTGTATGCATACTTAAATCTGTTGCATATTCCGAGTTTGTAATCCTTTGAATTTAAGCTTTTCGCCCATATAAAGCGTCTTAATGTGCCGCCGGATACAACAGATGTTGTCCATTCTTCTGTGCCGTCAAGAATTACAGATTTGCAGCGTCTTATAACTTTATCCGGATATAATTCATCTTGATAATTGCCAATTTTTCTTAGCGGTTCATCAAGATATATTATCGAAGTAACACTGTTTGAGCTGTTTGAAGCTACTGTGACAGGGACAGCATATTTCCCCTTATGCTCTCCTTCAGTCACTAAATCCCCCACGCTCTGCACCTCAACAGGCACGTCAGGACTTGGCTCTCCGTCCTGAACGGTATTTCCTGTTATAGTGTAACTCACAAGCTTACCGCCCTTGCAGTTTGTGAGCGTAAGTGGAGGAGTGCCAAATACTTCAATGGTACCGTCTGCACTGTTTTTCAGCCAATCTGCTACAATCTGTGTGTGCGTATCGGCAGAATAGCCGAGCAGCTGAGCTTTGTATATTTCATACAGAGTCATACCCACTCACCCTCGTTGTTCAGTATCATGATTTCATGTTCACTTGCAATAAGTGCAAGCGAGCCTGCCGCATACATACCGCTTGCAACCTCTGATGCAGTCGGCAAATCTGCCGCTGTATCGCATAATATCTCTACTCTTTGTATCGACTCGCTATCTACAAATCGTATATGTTCACTGTGCATTATTGTTTTCATTTTAAACCTCCTGATAAAATTTAACCTGACAGCCGTCAGGGAATGAAGTGGGGAAGTATGTGCAGTCGCTTGCAATTTTTACAGATGTCAGTGCCGTATTGCGAAAAGCATATTCACCTATATATTTGCAAGACCTCGGTATAGTTATTTTTGTCAGATTTACAGCATTTGCAAATGCTCCAATCAATTCATTTTCAACAAATAACCCTGTAATCAGCTTCTGATTATCAAGACGCCAAAGTGCGTCAGGGTAGGGAGCAGACATTGGACTTTCAGGCATATCGGTAAATTGGTCATTAGTCAATATGTTATCAATGATTTTCCACATTTAATCAACTCCTATGTCAAAACCTATGCTTTTCAAATATGCAGCATTTGTAAGTTGAGCAGGGGTACAACCTATTGCATTTACACTGTCTACTGTGAATGTTGACTGTGTGTTGTCATAAACAAGTATATTATTACCCTTTTGATAATACCAGATAGGCTTATTTGTATTCAGCAAACACACATTATTGCCGCCAATGTCAACCTTATCACTTGTTACATCGCCAACAATCATCGCCACTTTCGTTTGTTCGGAAGTTATGTTTATTTTTCCGTCAATTAAGCATTCTTTCAGAACCGTTGCCTTACAGATTGAACCAGACGCTAAATTAAGATTTAATTTGAATTGCACTGACTGACATTTTACAAAATTATTAGCTGTGAGCGGATTGCTATTACTTGTGCCTAATATGAAATTAAAATCAGTGCCGCATTTACCTTCAATATTAAACGAACATCCAAGTATTCTGAAATTGACTCCGCCTGAGCTACTGTATATAAACTTAGAACTAGCAGCATAGTTTATACAGCCTGAGAATTTGCAATTGTATATTAAATCTTTTAAACCTGACGCAGAGTATGAGATGCGAATAAACTGTCCTTTGCTGTTTACGTGATAGAAATTCAGAAAGTTTAAGTTCTTTATAATCCAATCTATACCAGAAAAACTGCTTATTTCAATATTGAAAATTCTTTCATTTTCTGAATAAAAATTCGTTAATGTCCAATCGTTAAAATCAATACAGTTTTTTATAGTAATTCCACTCATACCTGTCGGAGATATGTCATTAAAATCAATTGTTTTATTATCAGAGTCTGCAAATTTAATGAATTTCTGATAATTGTCAGTATTCGCAGATACAAATTCACTCCATGAACCTACTATGAATGGATCTGTTTTCGTTCCTGTTCCTGTCATTTTACCCCTCCTTAATAAACAGCCGTTACTCCCTCAGGAATAACAGCACTCTTTACGTCACTGTAATTAAACGCAGTACATTCAATTTTTGCAACAGGCTTACCCACGATAGTATCAGGCACTTTCGGACGCTTACTGCTGCCGAGGTAACCTATTATCGTAACGTCATTTTCGTTTACGATATAGCGATAATCAGAAGCGTCTGTAGGCTGTGCGGTGACCGCTTCAATATTCTGTGCCCAGACCACAGACTGCACCTTTTCAGCGTAGCACGAGCCTTTCAGCACCAGCTTTGCCGAGTGTTCGCCGACATTCAGACCGTAAAAAACGTAAGAAAAATGCTGTAAGGAATGTCCCTCCTGCACCGTAAATACAGGGGAGAAGTCCTGAACAGCATTGTCAATGTAGTATTCTGCGGTGACGTTTTCGGCACTTTGGGCGGATATTTCAACGTCAGCTGAGAAAAAGCAGTCTGTTGACGTCCCATTGCACTTGAAACCTGCTTCGGCAATCGTTTTTCCGTCCGTTTCAAGAGAGCCTGTTGACGTGTCGCACTCAATTGCCGTAATCGTAAGCTGTCTGATGAACCTTGAAACGTCAGCGGAAGAAGTGCCGCCGCCTGCACCAAGATTGCCTGTCCCTGATGAGTTTTGCTGTGAACTTTCATATCCTGCGGCAGTAATGACCTGTGGACCTCTGAACTGCCATTCGTCAGTGCAGATAAGCATTAAAGCTCCTGTATCTGCAACCTCGCCTTTCAGATAGACAAAATCGCCGACATCAAGTGCAGGGTCGCCTGCATATTCAAGCGTTCCCGGAGTAAATTCCAGATCAAGAACATCGTGAATAAGAGAGCATATCCACTTTTCATAATCGGTTGAATCATTGTCATTAGCCATGAGTCCGTTTGACTCAAAATGCACAATATATCCGCTGTTGCCGCTTACCGACTCCGTATATTCTCCTGTTGCTTTCGTGTAGCTTACTCCCGATACCGTAAACGGCTGTTCCGCCAACTCAAGCTTAAAGCGTCTGTTCGGCAGTATCGTGTAAACAGGCTCTGCGGACTTGAATTGACGAAATTCTATTTTGCCGCTTCGATTGATGAAAGCAAATCCGCCGATAAGCTCCGCAATCTGGCTTACTGCTGCTCTTAGCGACTTCGGAGCAGAGCCCCTTACTCCATACATCAGGTCAAGCGGAACGTCCGTCATTGCCTTTATTTCGTCAAAAGTCTGCTCAAATTCAAGTCCTGTTGCAAGCGTCACAAGGGTGTAGATCGTTGCCGCCTGATACGGAACAAGTCCTGCCGCATAGTCGTATTTAATTGACGCTTCGAGCAGATCTGTGTCCAGTTCGGACATTCTATCATAGGCTGTGCAGTTTATCTGATTTTCATTTCTGACTGCTTTTGCTATGTAAAGTACTCCAAGCGGTACCCATTCTGTATTATCGGCTGAAATTTCAAGTCCGAAGTCAAAGTTTACCTCTGCACCGTATAAGCTGTTGCGTTCAATGCTGTCCGCCACAAGCGAGAATATAAGCTGTCCCTGATAAACTCCGCCTATGCCGAATACCGAGCTGTCATTGAGGCACTGCATTGACCTGCATATATCGCCTATAAGCTCGTCCGTCACCGTTATGGATGTCCCATTCGTCAGCTTAACGCTCCCTCTTATGTGTTGTACTGCACTTGTCATTATCGCCGCTTTGTATGCTTCACTTACAGGATACATCGTTAATACCTCCTTTCAGGCATAATAAAAGCACCCCGCTCGGAGTGCTTTATGGGATATGATGATACAAACATTGACATATTATGTAGTTTACTGTATAATAACATCAGAGCATACCTGAAACGGTAGGCGGTCAATCCTTGCTCCCGGAAGGGAGTGAAAGCAGATGACATGGAATGATTTTTTTCAATTCATCATTGCATTATCTAATTTACTTATTGTCTACAAGACATTTTACAACAATGATAATAAAAAGAAATAACCGCCTGACCTTCCAAATCTAAGCGGTTATTTTTAATCACTTATTGGGAGCGGCCATCTATCGGTATGCTCCTTTTATATTATTATACACTGTTTTTTTATTTATGTTAATACTCCACCAAGCTGAAAGAAAAGTCATACCAGCCGTTGCAGTTCGGAACAGGCAGGAGCTTCTGGGAACGGTCGGAGCAGTACATATTTTTTGTAACCCACCTGTCAACATCCCAGAAAACAACCGTAAGCGAAGATGCGGAAATCATGTCACGCAAGGAGCGGATATTTTCCGCAGAGCCTCTGAATGCAAGCTCTATTTTGTATGTGTCCTTGCGAATGATGTAGCGTATAAGAACGCCTGTTTCCGCACTTCTGTTTGAATTTTCGCTGTCTATATCGTAAACTGTAACGGTATAGCCGTCAGTTGTCGGAGAAATCGGAAGCTCCGCTCCGTTAATGCTTTGAATTGTGTTCATCATACAACTCCGCCCCTTGCTTTTTCGGTTCTGATTACGCCGAGAATGTCCCTCTTGTATGCGGCTGAGTTTGGGTACATATACAGGTTAACTACAGGAAGTGAACCTGATTTTCCGCCCGATGCCTGATTTATTTGTGCGGCAAGCTTGTCAATCCACCCTGTATTGTTTTCAAGCGGCATTACTGCCTCTTTTCCTGCCTCACCGATAAGTGCCGTTGTAGGCTTTGTCACAACTCCGCCTTTGGCGAGTGCAGGTATTTCGGGGATTTCCACACGAGGAACATTCAAGCGGAACTCCATGCCTCCCAACACAGGTATCCAGTCAGGGAGCGTAAATCCCATGCCGTTTATGCTGTCGATAACGCCGTTTAAAGCCGCCGCAACAGCTCCTGTAAGACCGTTTATAAGTCCTATGACCACGTTTATCGGGACTTTTACTATTGTTTCAAGACTGTCCCACACCGACTTAAAATTGTTCTTGATACTTTCCCATGCATTTTCCCAGTCGCCCTTGAAAACTGAAACCACAAAGTCGATTATGCCTTTGAATACGCTGATTGTATTGCTTTTCAGGTCAAACAACGCCCCGATAACCGTTCCTATTCTGTCAATAACAGAATTTATTATTTCTGCCAGAACAGGGCCAAATTTATCAACAAACCAGTTTATGACAGGGTTTATAAATTCGTTGTAAATTGTCAATGCACCGTCAACAAAGGTGCCGACAAAGTCAAGAAAGTTTGCAAGCAGCGGTTTCAGATGCTTAGTCCACAGCTCATCTGCAACTATTTTGAATTTGTCCCAGACGGGTTTCATGTAAGAGTTCCAAATCTTGCGTACTGTTTCGCCCGAAAGACGTATTGCCTCACGAAATTTCTCAAATACCGGCTTGCCCCATTTGCCCCAGAATTCTTTTATAACAGTCAGCGTGTCCTTCCAGCACTTTGAAATAAGTCCGAGAACATAACGTACAGCGTCCGCCCACAGCATGTCGAATATTTTTTTGACTTCCTCAAAAAGTACTCCAAAAGTGCTTTGCGTTTCAGTTGCAAATTGAGTTATTATCGGCAGTCCGATTTCAATAAACTTAAGCAGTATAGGGTATACGGCTATATTCCATATATCCGAGAAAACCGTGTTGAAAGTGTCAAATAATCCCGTAATGACCTGACCTGTTACAGCAAACACCGTTTGCAGATACGGAGTGAAGTCATTTTCAAAATATGACAGCAGAGGCGGTCCGAGTGCCTTTATATCCTCAAACATTCCCGAAAGAATTCGTCCAAGCTCTGCACGTTTGACCTTTAAATCGTCCCATATTCCCGAAAAAATCGGTGTAAAGGATATAACTGCCCATTGTTTCAGATACGAGAATACATCTCCTATTACATTTTTAATGCGTTCAAGTTTCCCCTCCAATTTGGAAGTATCAATATCCATTTCCTGAAATTCAAGTTCAGGGAGGGAGTCGAAAACGGAAGAACCGACAGCAGAGGAAGAAGCCCCTCCGCCTGATGCAGACGTATCTGAAGCATTTGCAAGTACATTAAGCTCATCAAAGCCTGCAAGCTGTTTTTTCAGTGCCTTGGCGGAATCGACCGTATCCGCCATATTGTCGGATATATCAGCCGAGCTGTCGGCGGACGAGGAAAAGCCGTCCTTCAGCGAATTTGAATTACCTGTGAGGTTGAGTCCCATTACAGCGGCAAGAGCTTTAAGTGCGGAAGATGCCGCCTGCGTTATTTTTGTAAGACCTGCAATAATCGGCTGTAATGCTTTGTTTATGAATGCTCCTGCGGTTGACATAAGATCTTTGAACGCTCCTGAAAGCACTGAAAGACTGTACGCTGAACCCGTTTGCACCTCATTGCCGAAGTTCTTGTCTGCCTGTTCCAGAATAGCAAGCGTTCTGATTTGCTGCTGTTCATAAAATGTAAGCTGTTCCCACGAACGTCCGTTTGAAATCTGCTTAAATGCGTCTGTGACCTCAAGCATTGCAACGTTTACGTTTATGCCCAAGTCCTCAATAGCCTCCGTATTGCCAAGCAGTCCCGAACGGATACGTTCCATAACGTCCTCCATGGTGCGTCCTGTCTTGGACGCCACCACGGACGAGGCTTTCAGCATTGCTATTGTCACCTTTGCATTTTCGGCAGTATCCTTTGTTATGTTCTTGAAAAGATTTCCGTATGTAGCCGCAAACTCGTATGCAGAGCTTTCAGCCATGCCGAGCGACTTTCCTGTTACGGTTGCAAAATATTCTATGTACTTTGCCGACTCTTTGAAAAGGTCATTTACTCGAAGTACGGAGCTTTCAAGTGAAACGTATGATTTGAACGCCTGAACGAGTCCTGCAACTCCAAGCGTTACACCTGCAAGTGCGGCGGCTGTTTTGGCGAGAGATTTTATGCCTGAGCTGATGCTTTTAAGCCCTCTGCCAAACCCCGAAGTATCGGCATTAATTCTGACTGTTAAATCCCGTAAAGACATTAGTACCTCCTTTCCGCCTCAGCTAATTTTTTGTCAAATTCGGTGTTGGATATTGCAGGAGCTTTACTTGTCTGCGACTCCTTTAAATAAAATTTCAGACTTTTCAGCTTGCCCGAGAATGCAGCACCGACAAAATTCGCGGTTTCCCATGCAAGAACAGTCCTTGAATTTATGTTTTCGGAGTGTATGCGGTTGTATTCCCTCACGCATTCGTTAAGCTCCCACAGCTCCATGTTCCACAGGTCAGGTATGCTTATTCCGACTCTGTAGGCTGTTCTGACGATTTCAGCGGAATTCCAAGTATCTTCCTTATCAGATTTTTCTGTGTTTCCCCCAGCGGATATTTTTCCACCTTTGCTTCAATTTCATCATCAGTTCCCGTGAACATCAGACGTGCGATAAGCTCCTGAACCGTATACTGCAAGTCGGTGTAGTCCCATGCGTCAAGGATCTCGTTTCTGAAAGTCTTATCGTTGAGCTTGTCAGCTGAAAGTGAGATAATATCGATAAGCTCGTTTATTTCTGCGGCTGCTATTTTGTCAAAAATCTGAGTGAGGGGGAGCTTGAACCTCTGTTCCAGCTTCAAAGAAACTCCAAGCTTTGTTGATAATTCGTATTCATTCTCATTTACTTTGATAAACATAATAAAAAACTCCTTTAAATAATAAAAGCAAGCTTAACAGCCTGCTTTTTTTGATTGATACTTGACATTTTTTCTGTTTATGCTATAATATAAATGAAAGGGTACTGCGATAAGCGGTTCTCCCTCAAGCGATTTTAGTTAAGAATAACCGTCGCCTTATGGTAGAGTGGGGCGGTTATTTCTTTTTATTATTATTTACAAGAGCTATTATGTTTAAAACTACGTTAATTAATGTAAGTAATTCTAAAGTACTCATGCAAACACCCCCGTTTCCGAGGGAAAAGATTGAACCGCCTACCGTTTTATCCAGTACCCATGTCTATATTATAGCATGGGTACTATTTTTTGTCAATTAACCTGTCGGCAGAGTAAGAACAGCCGCCTTTGAACCTGCCAGACTTATTGAAATATCAGCCTTGCCGTCAGCCGAATGGTCGATTTCCAGTGACTCCACAAGACAGTCGCCCTGTAAAAACGTGTTCTCGTTGAGATAAAAAGTGCCTTTGATTGTATTGCCACTTTCAAATGCGTCATAAAGTATTTTCTGACCACTTGCCGTGTCAAAATCACATGTACCGTCTGCACTTGCGGACCAGTCCTTTATTGACGCCGCCTTTTCCTTGTAGTCCGAACCGAAAGAGAGAACTTCAAGGATTTCCTTTGAAAGCGATACGTTCCATGAGGACATGTGAACGATGTCCGTTTCGCTTTCAGCTCCGCTTGCTTTGAAGCTAAGCTTGCCTGTAACACCTGTATAAAGTGCCATAAAAATTACCTCCTGTAAATTTTAAAATTAACGGTATACTCCTGGCGCTGTTTATCGTCACGTCCGATATCGAGTATTGCCGTTTCCTGTATAACAGAAATCTCCGTATCACTGTAGCGGTTAAGCTTGTCGGTGAATGCGGAGATTTTTTCGTATGACCTCTCACCCCTGCACCTGAGCTGTACGTTTTCGACAATGTCAGTGTCGCCGAATGAATGTACAGGCGGACTGCCCTTATATTCAGTCAGTACGGATAAATCGTCAGGGAAATCAGGGAGAAATCCGAGCTTTACAGTGCTGTCGTTAAGAACTGCACCAAGCTTATCAAGTATATTCATCATCTCAATGCCTCGTCAGGTATGCTTTTGAGCATGTCAATGTATTTCTGCTCATTTTCGGCGAACGGCTGTTCAAGGAACTTCGCCTGTCCGCCTTTCGGGTGGTTATAGCCAAGCTCCTCATGCTGACGAAGTGCGTAGGGCAGGGAATAGCCGATTTCCGCACTTAATTTCAAGGACGGCACCGCCTCACCGCATTTTGATTTATTCGTGAAAACTGTCGAACCGTTTATTTCAGCAGAACAATTATTACGCAAATCACCTGTATCGACAGGTGCAAGTCTTACGGAACGTCCTGCGAGGTCAAGAGCAATGGCAGTGACCTTTTTTGTGGCAAGCTCAGGATTACGTCGGATTGCCTTTTTAAGCTGTCTGTCAAGCTCACGGCTGTCTATCTCGATTGAATTTCTTCTGCTCATCACATCACCGCCTTATAACCTGTAATTTCGCCGTCAAGGTCGGTCATTTCGCTGACCGAAAGCACCGCAAGACCGTTTATTGTATCGCCTGTTGTGATTTTTTCCGTAAGATAGCAGATATGCTCCGCCGTAACGGTCGAGCCGTCAGACCTGTTTACAAGCTGATATTTCTGCACAAGCCTGCATGGAACGCTGCGAGGCTCGCTGTAAATCGGCTGACCTCGTGCATTTGTTCCGTCTGCATATCTTACGGTGCAGGTTTGATTGAGGTAATCTTCTAGCATATCTCAAAACCTCCCGAAAGATATGGTGAAAGCAGGCTTACGGCTTTTTTGCAGTCATAAACGCTTGATTTTGACGCAGACTGCACATTATCTCCGTAGCTTTCCGATAAATCGCCCAAGGAAAATGACTTAACTCCGTCTGCAATAAGCTTTGAGCGTTTTTCGGAGCTTTCCTGTTTTTTTCGTCTGACAGATACAATGCAAGCTCGATTTCGGCGGACTTTACACGTTCAGGAGCTCCCGAGTCTGTATGTCCGTACTGATACGGCAAGCGTGGAAAAGCGGTTTCCTGTTCGGGAACCGCCTTTCTTCCGCCGAATTTCAGACATTCTATTGAGTCAAAAGCATTGTTCAGGTAAACAGCTTTATCGTCCTCGGAAAGTGCATTCCAACGCTTGTAAGCCGCTGATTTTGAGGTATAATGAGTGCTGATGTAGCTGTCAGCCTCCTTAACCGAGCTGTACATTAATTACCCTCCTGCCGGTGTTGACCTTTTGAATAAGAGATCAGATGTAAGTGCCTTTGTGCCGTAGTCATAGAAAAGCGACACCGCATAATCGTTTGAAAGCTGGATTTTTTCAGGCTCGGAGTACTGATTTACGATAACAGGCTGTCCGACCGTATCAGTGTGCATGAGCAGAAAATCAATTCCTGTCGGGAGATTGATTGAGCTGTAAACCTTAACCCCATGATACATTCCGAACTCCTCAGCCGCAGTGTCAACGTTGCAGTTTATCTGACTGTCAAGCTTTGTGCGGACTGTGCTGTAATAGCTTGGGGAGAGGATAAGACGGTGATTGCGTCTGTTTGTACCCCTCACATAGTCATTTTTTACAGTTTCAAGTGACAGGATAGCCGCTTCGAGAATTTCGAGAGGGTCGGTTGCATTTGTGGTGATTTCAGCTGCCGCAGTGCAAGCCGCAGAGAAAAACGCTGTATCAAGGTCTGACGCCATAGTGTCAATGTGGTTTGACGCACGTCTTGACATGATGCCTGCAACGCCGAAGGTGTCAAGGTCGAATTTTGAAACCTCCTCGACAATTTCCTTGTGGGTGTCCACATTGACAGTGATCGGCGGAACCTTTACAGCGTCACCCTTGCCTGCTGTTCTGGCAGTTCCGTATGTCTTTGACTGGGAATTTGCAAAACGCTTGTATTCAACAGAGCCTGCCGCAGGACTTCCCGAATAGTTCTGGGATTTCAGTGCGTTTGAGAGTGTATCCCTCTGGATATTCTCAATGACAATGCCGTAGATTTCTTTGAGGTCAGCTTTGGTTGATGCCGCCTGCAAAAGTGATAATGCCTTTGTTCTTGCCATAAAAAATTACCTCCTAAAAAATTACCGTTCCTGAAAACGGGTACTCGTAAAGAAGTTTTTATGATTTGAAGATGAGGTTGCGTAACCATGGCGGTTACGCAACCTTTCTCTTTTTGTCGTACTTCATACTGTCAGCGACCGCAGTTGATACTGCGACATCGAAGCGATAATAAATGTCGATCTGCTGTGTGCGGTGACCGCTGCTCTTATCGGGAGCATGAACAACGATCTTCTCGATAAGTTCATGCATGATCTCAGGAGTAAGCTCCGTGATACGCTCATACTTCTGCACCACGCTGATGAATGCGGTCACATCGGCTGACTTCTGCTCTGCCGTTTCGATGAAGTCAGTAAGCTCTGCTACGGTTGCTCTCAGTTTCTTCTGCTCGTCCTCATATCCTGCCGACATTATGGAAAATCGCTCATCGGAAATCTTGCCCGATACGTTATCCTCATAAAGCCTTGTGAACAGTCTGTCCAGTTCTGCGATGCGCTTCTCCGATTCTTTCAGCTTCTTCCTGGACTTGGAAAGCTCCGAGG